ATATCAAATTAGCTGAAGCACAAGTTGCTCAACAGACTAATAAGATAGAAGACGCTGCACCTGACGTTTCTGTAGCTACGTAACACAAAAACGCTACACCGCTGAAATCGCACTTTCTTATAAGGTTCTCTTGCACTCTATTAAAATCTGCTATATATCTAAATCACTATACAATTAATTAGAACATAGACGCGTATAGTCGACGGCCTAGAGACTATGTTCAAAAAACTAGGAGGATATAAATATGGCAAATACAACATTTTCGGGACCGGTAAGAGCGGGAACGATTTCAAACACAACAGGTACAGTACTTGGATCTAACATTGCGAATGTTGGACAAGTTGTAATGGCTCAATCAGTAAAAATTGACATTATTGGTGCTTCACATTTAAATCAAGTTTGCGCAGTAGTTCCAGCAAATTCACAAATAGTAGACGTTATTCTTAACGTAACTACAGTGAATAATGATGGTGGTGCAGCAACTGTTTCAGTGGGAACCGTAGCGGATGCAGATGCATTTATAAATGCAGCTAATGTTAAAGCTTTAGCAACTACTCACGGTACTTTAGACACAGAAGCAACTAATGTTGGTGCAACTGACATACAAGTTCTTGCTGATTTTACAGGTGCTAATGGAGATAGTACAACTGGTGCAGCTACAGTTACTGTTATGTACTTACAAAATAATTCTGTTCAAGACGCAGCAGATCTATAATAATTAATTAGTGTGGGGCTTCGGCCCCACATAAATTTAATAGGAGAAAAAAATATGGTATTCGGATCAGATAACGAAGCAACACAACAAACGACTGAGACAGGAACAGTTCAGTCTGGAAGAACAAGAGTTTACGGATTGTATTATACTGGAACCGCTACTGCTGGAGACATCGTTTTAAAAGATGGAGGATCTGGTGGAAGTGCAAAAGTAACTCTTTCAAAAGCAGCCGTTGCAGAATCTAAAATGGTTGAGTTTCCAAGACCTGTTTTATTTAAAACAGATGTATTTGCAACTTTTACGACTGAACAAGTTACGTCTATTACTGTTTTTCATAGCGGCGGAAACCAAGATTAGGAGGCTGACTAATGGCCAACACGACTTCTGGAACTACAACGTTTGAAAAAACTTTTTATATCGATGAGATAGTTGAAGAGTGTTACAACAGACTTGGGCTGTTTGATATGAGCGGTTACAATTTAAAAACCGCAAGAAGATCTTTAAACATAATGTTTCAAGAGTGGGGTAATAGAGGACTTCATTATTGGGAAGTAGGAAATACAAATATTACTTTAGTTAATGGTCAAAACGAATACGCCATTTATCGTTCTACAGGTGACGGAAATTCTAACGGAGTTACTTCAACTTTAACAGCAGCCATAACTACAACTTCTCAAACCACTGGAATTACAATCGCTTCAAAAGATAGAATGCCTACAGAAGGAACAATCAATGTAGGTTCTGAAAATATAAGCTACACAGGATTTAATAGTTTAGAATTAACTGGAGTAACAAGGGGAGTTAACGGAACAACTGCAGCTACTCACTCTAACGGTGCTGCTATCACTAATTTTGTAAATGGTGCTTCTGATATTTTAGAAGCTTCTTTTAGAAATAGCTCTAATGTTGATTCACCTTTATCAAAAATAAATAGATCAGCTTATCAAGCTTTATCTAATAAATCGGCTACAGGTCAGCCATCACAATATTTTGTTCAAAGATTTATAGACAGAGTAACTATTCAATTATATTTAACACCCGGATCTTCAGAGAATGGTCAAGCTATTAATTTTAATTTTGAGAAAAGAATTCAAGATGCAGGTGCTTATACAAACGCAACTAATGTTCCATACAGATTTGTACCTTGTATGGTTGCAGGCTTAACTTATTACTTATCTATGAAATATAAAAAAGATGAAACACAAGCTTTAAAACTAATATACGAGGATGAATTGGCTAGAGCTTTAGCAGAAGACGGATCTCCATCAAGTACGTTTATATCTCCTAAAAGCTACTATCCTACAGCATAATTATGGGAAACACAGCACGAGGAAAATACGCAAAATTTATTTCAGACAGATCTGGATTAGAATTTCCATACAGAGAAATGGTTAGAGAATGGAATGGTGCAAGAGTCCATAGTTCTGAATTTGAACCTAAGCAACCTCAATTAGAACCAACACCTTTTACAGCTGACCCTCAAGGTTTACAACATCCAAGACCTGCAAGAAAAGAACCACCTACAACTGATATTTTACCAGAAAATCCTTTTTCAACTAACGGCACAACAACAATAACAGTTAGCCAACCTTTTAGTGGATTAGTAAATAATGATCAGGTTAGATTTACAGGATTACCAAGACCCATTGGCGGTGTTCCAGTAGCCGCGTTTACTTTAAAAACTACTTTGGCTTCTGATTTAACAGCCACTGAAGTTGGATCTTTAACTTTAACTGATGCAACTTATTATCCAAATTCAGGATATTTAATGATTCAAAAAGTTATTGAACCTGGTATATTACCATCACCAAATGAAAATATAACTGTAGGTCAATTTCAAAATGAAGTTATTCAATATAGCTCAAAAGCAGGTAATGTTTTAAGTGGTTTAATAAGAGCATCTGCAGCGCCTTTTAGAGGCGTAACGTTAAATCCTACTATAGCTGGAGCTCACAGCTCTGGAGCTATTGTTTTTGGGTCTTATCCAATAACAATGATTGAAACAACGGTTAACCAAGCTGGACAACCACCACAAGTTACTGTAAAAAATAGTTATAGTTTTACAGTTAATTCAGCTGCAACATCAACAGAAACAGGAGGAGGATTTCAAAGTATTGTAAGTCCTTTAAACGATAGAGCATGACATATTTAGAATTAAAACAAAAAATTTTAGATTACACAGAAGTTAGTTCAACAGTGTTTACCGATACTATCATTCAAGGTTTTATTGAAGATGCTGAATTTAGAATTTTAAGAGATGTTGATTCGGATAATAACAGATTTTATGCAACAGCTAGTTTAATCGTTAATCAAAGATATGTTTTAGTTCCTGAAAATACCTTAGTTATTAGATCAGCTCAGATTGTAAAACCGCCAAGTGGCAGCGAAGACAGAGGCTTTTTACAGTTTAGAGACACCAATTTTATGAGCGAATATAACCCTACGGACGCTACAGGAGAGCCAAAATACTATGGTTGGTGGGATGCGAACAATATTGTATTTGCTCCTGTTCCAGATCAAACTTATGAAATTCAGATAAATTACATCTTGAAACCCACTGGATTATCCGCTACAAATAGTACTTCATATTTAGGTACGAACTTTCCCAACGGACTTTTATATGCATGCCTAGTCGAGGCTTACGGATTTTTAAAAGGCCCACAAGATCAGTTGACACTATACGAAAATAGGTATAAACAAGCTGTAGAGGCCTTCTCAATCGAAGCGATGGGAAGAAGAAGACGAGATGAATATCAAGCTGGTGTTCCTCGTATAGGAAAACAATAAGGAGTTTTATGGCAATTACACAAGCAGTAGCAAATAGTTTTAAGAAACAACTATTAGAAGCAAAACAAAATTTTTTAACATCAGGATCTGGTGGAAATAGTTTCAAGTTAGCTCTTTATTCTAGTTCAGCAACTTTAAATTCAGCAACAACTGTTTACACAACAACAAACGAAGTTAGTAACTCAGGATCTTACTCAGCTGGTGGAGGAGCTTTAGTAAACTCTGGAACTTCAATTTCAGCTGGTGTTGCAAGAACAACGTTTGCAAATTTATCTTTCACGTCTGCAACAATTACTGCAAGAGGTGCTTTAATTTATAACACATCACAGTCAAACGCTGCGGTTTGTGTTTTAGATTTTGGTGGAGATAAAACAGCAACATCTGGAACGTTCACAATTCAATTCCCAGCAAACACATCAACTGCCAGTATCTTAAGGATATCAGGTTAATTAGGAGGTAGCCTCCTATGGCCGATAAAACATATACAGTCACTGTCGCAAGTGGAAACTTATATGGTGGTGGTACAGGTAATGTTTTTTATTTAGACGGAGTTAGAAATGCGACAGGACCCGGTGAAATTGATTGGGTTCAGGGAGCCACTTTAAGATTTAATCAAGACGATTCTTCTAACGTTAATCATCCATTATTATTTACAACTGATGCATCCTCACCAAATTCCTATAGAATTACAACTGGTGTAACTTATAATTTAGACGGATCTACAGTTCCTGAAAGTGATTACATAACCACAGCTTCTTTTAATGCTGCAACCACTCGATACGTAGAAATTACACCTGCCAATAACACTGACTTTTATTATTTTTGTTATGTGCATGGAATTGGAATGGGTGGACCTGTTGATATTCAACAAGATGTTTGGGGAGCTCTTTCTTGGGGAGAAGGAGGATGGCAAGATCAAGGTTCTATATCCGTAACTCCAACAGGAATTGGAACTACTTTTACTTTAGGTTCCATAACTGTAAACGCAACCGTCGAGGAAGGTTGGAGTAGAGAAGCTTGGGGTCAACAAGTTTGGGGTGATAATGAAAATTTTGTAGAGGTTGATTTAACAGGAATTGGTTTAACAGCTAGCCTTGGATCAGTAACAATTAATGCTGAAGTAAACACCGGTTGGGGAAGAGCTAACTGGGATGATTTAAGTTGGGGTGTGAGTTTTGCTAATCAAACTGTACAACCAACTGGAATAGGAATGACTGCAAGTATTGGAACACTTTCAATATCAGGAGAAGTAAACACCGGTTGGGGAAGATCTAATTGGGGTGAATTAGGTTGGGGAATTGCTTCAACTTTAATACCTACTGGATTTTCAATGTCATTTTCTTTAGGCACAGTAACGACAACCACTGAAATCAATACTGGTTGGGGAAGAAACGAATGGGGTCAAGGCTTATGGAATAATGATGGTGATCAATTAATCGTTCCAACAGGATTTGGAATGAATGTAATTCAGGGTAACCCTAGTATTCAAACCGAAATTAACACTGGTTGGGGTAGAAGCACTTGGGGCGCATTAGATTGGGGTGGTTTCTCAGATTCTATAATTGTAGGTGTTTCTGGAAATCCTATAACTGTGTCATTAAACAGTGTTACAGCTACGCCAAATACGATAGTTACACCCACTGGAGTTAGCACAACAGTTAATTTAGGGACACTTGACGTTTCTGGAACAGCTGATATAACACCTACAGGAAATAGCTTGACAGTAGCCACAGGATCGCTTAATGCTATTATCTGGAACCAAGTTGATACAGGCACAGCACCCACTTGGAAAAATGTTGACACAGCTGCTTAATTTTAATAAAATACGAACAAATAAGGACTTAAAACTATGGCAAACAGTACATCAAGCTTTTTAAAACTTACCGTACAAGCAACTGGTGAAAACTCAGGTACGTGGGGTACAATTACAAACACAAACTTATTAATTCTTGAGCAAGCATCAGCTGGTTATGAAGCAGTAACACTTAATGCTACAACAGGAGCAACTTTAGTTGCAACAAATGGTGCTGTTTCAAACGCTAAAAATATTGCGTTAGAATTAACAGGAACAATTACAGGAGCAGTAGATGTTATTGTTCCAGTAACAGAAAAATATTACATTATTAAAAACTCAACATCTGGAGCTCACGCAGTAACAGTTAAAGTATCAGGTCAAACTGGTGTAACTTGGGCTGCTGCTGATAAAGGAACTAAAGTTCTTTATGGTAACGGAACAGATATGGTTAACTCTAATTTAGAGAAATTATCATCTGACTACGCTCCTCAACTTTCAGCTAACTTAGACGCAAATGGTCAAAACATTTTAATCGATGGTGCTAATTTTATCGGAGATGAAAATGGTAATGAACAAATTATATTTGCAACTACAGGATCAGCTGTAAATGAATTTTCAGTAACTAACGCTGCAGCAGGAAATGCTCCAGCATTAGCAGCTACTGGTGGTGACACAAACATTGATATGACTTTGACTCCAAAAGGAATTGGTAGAGTTGTATTAAATGGTGGTGGTAAAATCCAACAGCTTGCAGAAAAAGTTACAACATCTGCAACAGCAGCCACTGGAACAATTAACTACGATGTTATTACACAAGCAGTTTTAAATTACACAACTGATGCAGCAGCAAACTTCACAGTAAACTTAAGAGGAGATGGATCTAATTCATTAAACTCTATTATGGATACAGGTGAATCTATTACTGTAGCATTCATTGTTAAAAATGGTGCTTCACCATATTACAATAATGCTTTTCAAATTGATGGATCTTCTGTAACTCCAGAATGGCAAGGTGGATCAGCACCTTCAGCTGGAAATGCTAACTCATTAGATGTTTATACATACACAGCGATTAAGACTGGTGATGCTACGTTCACAGCGTTAGCAGCTCAGACTCAATTCGCTTAATAGGAGGATAGAAGAAAGATGCCAATATTAGGATCATTTGGAGCAGCAGCAAAAGGCGGCTTTGGCCGAGGCGGAAAAGTTATTGAATATCCTTACGATGCAGAAATGTTAATCATTGCTGGCGGAGGAGAAGGCGGCAATTATAGAGGTGGAGGTGGCGGAGCAGGAGGCTTTCGAACTTCTACGCAGACAATCTCTGAATCATTTGATATTACTGTTACTGTCGGATCTGGTGGATCTGGTGGTGCTACAATAGGAACATCTGGTGGGTCTTCTGCAATAAGTGGACCAAACTTAACTACAATTACATCTGCCGGAGGCGGCGGAGGCTCTACGGCCGCTACACCTGGACAATCTGGTGGTTCTGGTAGTGGCGCTGGAGGAAATAATACACCTCAATCAGGAGGAGCTGGTAATACTCCAAGCACAACTCCATCTCAAGGAAACCCTGGAGGTGGAAATAATAATTCAAGTTACTCTGGTGGTGGCGGAGGAGGCATTGGCGGTACTGGAGGAAATGCTGGAGGCCCTGGAGGATCTGGAGGAGCTGGTACTGCAAATTCAATAACTGGTGCATCTGTAACATACGCTGGAGGCGGCGGAGGCGGAGGCGCTGAAATCGGAAACGCTGGAGGCCCTGGAGGATCAGGTGGTGGCGGAGCTGGCGGAGGTCCTGGCCAACCTAATACTCCTGGAACCGATGGTTTAGGTGGCGGTGGCGGAGGAGCCCAAAATGGCGGTGGCGACGGCGGAGACGGAGTCGTTATTATAAAATTACCTACAGAAAAATATAGTGGAAAAAAAACAGGTTCACCAACAGTAACTGAGTCTGGTTCAGATACTATAATGACATTTAATGGAGCAGGGACATATACAACATAATGGCTTATTTTTCTAAATTAGATTCTAACAATAAAGTAATTGATTCAATAAAAGTTGAAGACGATGTAGTAACTCAAGATGGCTCTCTTAATGAAGAAAAAGGTCAGGCTTTTTTAAGAAAAATTTTTAATGAACCCGATGCTGTTTGGAAAAGATCAGTAAAAGGAATGTGTCTAGGAGCTCATAAACATGGTGGTGAAATTTTTAGAAAAAATTATGGAGGAATAGGTAGTACCTATGATGCAGCTCGAGATGCTTTTATACCTCCTAAAACTTTAAACCCTGATGGAACTGAATCTACTACAGTAGTTTTTAATGAAGACACATGCGGTTGGGATTACCCTGTTTCAAGACCTACAGAACCTGCAAACTCTGTTTGGGAGTATGGAGATATAGGCGGCTGGCAAAGAATTGATGAAGTCTCTGAAGGTAAAACATGGCAATACAACTCTACTGATGGTTGGGTAGAAGTAGATATTTAACAATTATTTAAAATTTTTCCCTGATATCCAAGCAACTAAAGAATTTCTTTCACCTTTTGAAACTGGTGTAACTTCGTGCAATACATAACTTGGAAACATAACTAAAGTACCTTGTTCTTTAGACATTGGTAAAGGTTTATCTTCAAAATATAAATTTAAATCACCTCCTTTATATTTTTTAGGTTCGGTTAATTGGACAGATAAAGATAACTTTCTTATTTTTGTATTGGTGCCTTTATCAACATGTTTTCCATAATATGATCCGACAGCTTTATAATTAGTAAATTGTAATCCCTCTAAAAAACCCTCTACATCAAATTTAAAAAATTGATCATTTAAACTTTGTGATATGTCAGTGAGTCTTTTAAAAATCCAATCTGTTTTTTCATCTGGTTGAATCCAATTAATTTTACTTTTTCTATACTTTTTTGTTTTTGCAGGATTAGCAACTTGTCCTGTGATTAAATTTTTTTTACCTAATTCGATAATTAAATCGCATTCTTCTTTTGAAAAAGCGCTCTTCCAATAAGCCCATTCATGAACGTGATCTAATTTAAATGGCCAATTACTACTCATTAAAAATAATTAAAGTTTATGTTAAATCTTGCTTTTGCATTTGTACAAGTTGAACTAGCATGAGGTTTATTTGCATCAAATAATAATAATCTATTTTCAATAGAATCAATTTTTTTTCCATTATTTAATGAAGTAAAACCATCACACGTATTTAATGAAAATATTGCTCCTTGGTGTTCGAAGTCATAATCAATGTGTTTTTTGTTAATTCTTATTTTTTCTGTAGAAGGATAACAGTTGCATTTAATTCTTATCAAAGATTTTATTTTTAATTTATTAAAAAATATTTTTTTAATGAAAGGATAAATGGAGCTATTACTTGTATCTTCGTAAATAAGATGAGTAAAATAACTTGTAGAATCATTTTTAGCATGATTTCCATTTATTAAATCTTGAAAATACCAAGAAAACTCTTTGTTAATGATAGAGTTTTTTAATGTAATAAAATCTTCTTTATGAAGAAAATTATCTATTATTTTATATTTTAATTTCATTCTCTCTTGCTTTTTAAACTATACACTATTATAGTATATTACATATAAAGATGCAAGAGACATTTATAGAAAGCTATCAAATAGACACAGAAGTTTGTAAAGAACTTATAAAATATCATAAGAAAAATAAGGAGTATAAACGACCTGGAGTTGCTTATGATACAGATGTAAAAAACACTGCAGTAAATACAGATATTAAAGAGTCAATTGATGTTACTTTTTTTAATATGTCTAGTAATAAAACTATAAAAAAATATTTTTCAGAGTTGAGTAAATGCGTACGTCAATATGTTAGTAAATATAAATTAGGAAGATATCATACCTATGATTCAAATTTAATACAACACTATCCACCAGGGGGTGGTTTTAAAGTTTGGCACTGTGAAAGATATGTTGGATATGTGCCAGGTCAATTCATAGCTCAAAGAGGACTCGTTTATATGACGTATTTAAATGATGTTACTGATAAGGGAGAAACTGAATTTTATTATCAAAAAGTTAAAGTTAAACCTAAAATAGGTAAAACTTTAATATGGCCAACTGATTTTACTCATTTACACCGAGGTATTCCATCACCTACTCAAGAAAAATATATTGTAACAGGTTGGTTCATATTAGTTTAATATGATGTTATTACATAATATTCCTATCATACATAATTCTATTTTTTTATATCAATTAGATATAAGAAAAAATTATAATAAAATATTTGAAAAACAAAAAATAAAACAAGAAGCAAATGGTTTTTTAACTTATTCAAGCACTGAATATAATATTTTAAATGAATTTAAAGATTTAAAAAAAGAATGTGAAAAATCAGTAGGTTCATTAATCACTGATAAATTATCTTTTAAAGATAATAACTTTAAAATTTTTAATAGTTGGATTACTAAAACAAAACCTAAAGGTTATTCTGAACCACATACACATTCAAACTCTTGGATTAGTGGTGTATACTATCCTAAGTTCTCTGAAGATTTTAAAATTAGATTTTATAATGATTTTTTAAATCCCTTTCATACAAAAGTAAAAAATTATAACATCTATAATTCTAAATATTGGGATATAACTCCAATGTCAAATTGTCTTGTATTATTCTTTAGTAATATGAGACATAATATTTTACCCAATAATTCAAAAGAAGATAGATACTCTTTGGCTTTTAACGTTTTACCCAATGGTTCTTTTGGTACTGAAGATTCTTTTTTAAAATTAAATATAAAATAATGAACGTATTAAATTTAAGAGCTATTCCTATAGCAATTTCAAAACTAGACTATTCTTTAAATAAAAAACAAAAAGAATTTATAATGAAACAAAATTATCAAGAAGGAAAAAATGTAAAAGTTTCTAAGAGTAATTATATCTTTAATAATAAAATATTTAAAAATATTAAAAATCTTTTTGATAAAAAAGTAGATCAGTATTTAAAAGAAGTTTTACAAATTAAAAATGAAGTCTATGTTACTCAAAGTTGGACAACCATTAATGATAACACTGTTCATCATTCTCATAGTCACAAAGGAGCTTTTTTAAGTATTGTTTTTTATCCAGAAAGCAAAGGAAAAAATACTATTTATTTTGAATTAAATAAAAGCAGTATTCAAGAAGCATTTGATTTTTCATATAATCCAATTCAATATAATATATATAATAGTGAAACTTGGCATCTTCCTACAAATGAAAAAGATTTATTTATATTCCCTGGTTGGATAAGACATCATTCAGTAAATGAAGGGAGCAAAATTATGGTAGGAGCAAATTACTTTTTAAAAGGTAATTTAGGAGAAAAAAATAGAAAAGATTTTCTCTATTTAAAATAATAGGTATTTAAATTGGACTCAATTGTAAAAAGATTTTCTGAGCATTTAGAGTCTATAGAGTATCCTAAAAGTAAAACATCTTGGAATATTGCAGGTATTATAAAAGGTCAAAATGCCTTTTACAGATTTGATATTAGAGAAATGATAAAACTGTCAGATGGCACACCTGCTCAAAAATTTAAAACAAATATTAAAGCTGATAAAATGGTATTAGAAATAGGTAATAAGTGGATTATTCTAGATTTAGAAGAACTACATAATTACTTAAAAAAGAATAGGTTAAAAAAGGTCTACGTAAATGATTTGATACCTAAGCTAGAATGGACTATATTTTTGCCTAAAAACTAGTATAATAGATCCCATGGCATTAAAAGAAGTAAAATTTCAAGCAGGTATTGATAAACAAAGCACGCCTTCAGCCGCTGCAGGTAAATGGGTTGATAGTGATTTTGTTAGATTTAGATATGGAGTGCCTGAAAAAATAGGTGGTTGGGATCAATTAACCACTGCTAATAATACTCTTCCTGGTGTAGCTAGGGCTCAACATACATTTACTAGTTTAAATGGTACAAAATTTTCGGCTATTGGAACAAGCTCAGGTTTATTTATTTTTAGTGGTGAAAGATTTTATGATATTACCCCTTTAGCTGGATCTCCAGTTTCAGGAGGAACCTTTACTACTTCTGCAGCAGCTGGTTCTACAGTAACGATAAATTCTACAGGTCACAGTATTCTAGTTGGAGATTACGTGGTATTTACTTCTGTATCTGTGGCTGGATCTACAACACTTACAGCACCTGATTTTCAAACCTACGCTTTTGAAGTATTAACCGTCCCTAACGCAAACTCATTTACTATAAGTTTATTGAACCCTGCTGCAGGTGTAACGACAGCGGAAGGTAATTCCGGAATGACGGCTCAAGGATCATTTAACTATCAAAGGTACATAAGACCAGGACCCACTTTTCAAACTTTAGGTTTTGGTTGGAGCACTTATCAATGGGGTAAAGAAGCTTGGGGCACAGCAAGATCAACTTCAAACGTAACGTTAGACCCAGCTAACTGGTCTTTAGATCATGCTGGTAATACCTTGATTGCAACATTAAGAAATGGAAATACTTTTCAATGGGATTCTTCTGGAGCTTTAGCAACTAGAGCCACTGTAATTGCAGGGGTAGGCAGTGAAGTTAATATGGTTTCAACGTTATCTTTATTCTCAGACAGAGATAGACATTTATTTCAGTTTGGTGCTTTAACGGATATGACTGATGCAACGACACAAGACCCTATGTTTATTAGATTTACGAATCAAGAAACATTAAACGTATACACACCAACAGCAACAAACACTGCTGGTACATTTAGATTAGATACGGGAAACAGAATTACTGCTGCTGTTCAAGGTAAAGACTATGTTTTAATTTTAACAGATCAAGCTGCTTATGTAGCTCAATTTGTAGGACCACCATTTACATTTAGTATTAGACAAGTGGGGACTAACTGCGGATGTTTAGGACAACACGCTGTTGTTTTTGCTCAAGGTGCTGTTTACTGGATGGGTCAAGCAGGTGGGTTTTTTGCATTTGATGGAACAGTAAAACAAATACCTTGTTTAGTAGAAGACTTTGTATTTACTACAGGTGATGGTAATCCAGGTCTTAATTTTGATGCTAATGAAATTATCTATGCAGGTCACAATAGTTTGTACACAGAAGTAAATTGGTTTTATCCATCAAAAAATTCACTACAAGTTGATAGATGTGTGACTTATAATTATGCAGAAAATAGCTGGAATACAAGTACATTAGATAGAACCACTTATGTAGACGCAGCTGTTTTTGAAAGACCTTATGCTACTGATTATATTCCAAACGGATCTACAGATTCTAATAGTCCTTCGGATACCCCTTTCTTTCCAATATCAGGAATTACTAACAGAGATGGGGCCACAGTTTTATATGAACATGAAAAAGGTGTAGATCAAGTTAACAGCACGGGTACATCTGCTATTCAAGGGTTTATAAGATCTGGAGATTTTGACATTGCTGATGGTGAATTTTTTGCTTCAGTAAGCAGGTTTATTCCTGACTATAAAGAGATTGTGGGTAATAACCAAGTTACTTTATTTATATCAGACTATCCATCTGACACTCAGACTAGTTCACCTTTAGGACCCTTTACAGTTACCTCAACCACTGATAAGATAGATACTAGAGCAAGAGGAAGATTAGTAAGTGTGAAATTTGAAAACACGGCAGTAGGAGAGTCTTGGAGATATGGTTCTCTTAGATTGGATACAAGACCAGATGGTAGAAGATAATGGCTAAAATAATTAATTATATACCAGAACCGGCGCCAACGTATGATCCATCTAATCAACGTCAAATTTTAGAAGCATTAGATACTTTAAAACAACAACTTAATTTTTCTTTTCAACAAGATTTAAAAGAAGAACAAGATATTTATAATTATTTTTTATCATAATGGCAGTATTATATAAAAGCGCAGTAATTGATTTAACCACTACAAATTTAACAACAGTGTTAACTATTAACACTAGTGCCTATGCTATTGTTAAAACTGTTCAAGCCAGTCATGAAGCGGCATCTAACGTTGATGTAGATCTTTATTTAAAAAAATCTGGTGGTAGTGATACTGAAATAAGTCATGCACAGCTTAATAAAGATTTTAAAAATATGCTTTCTAATACCTTGAATTTAGAAGCGGGTGATGTTATAAAAATGCAAGCAGACACTGCAGACACTATAACGGGATTTGTAAGTTATGCTCTAGTAAATAGAGAAGATCAGAATGGATGATATAACAAAGATTAAGTGTATAACTAAATATACTTATCGTAATAAAAAGACAGGGGAAATCTACAAAGAGAAAGTAGAAGGTCCTGACATTGTGGTTGATTGTGAAGTTACAGTTGACCCTAAGAATTTAGACTTATTTCAGAAAGTAATGAATAATGATAATAAATCCAACACCTAAAGGTGGAACGGAATTACAACTAGAATATCTAACCCAATACGTAGATCTTCAACTATTAAGTAAGGTACAAATTACAACATCTGTTCCAGAAAAAATTCCATTATCAAAAGATAAAATAAATATTCTTTGGCAGAAAAATTCTTGGGATCAACCTAATATTTATCCCTGGTTTAAAGATAAAAAGAATCACACTAAATACGATTGGTATGTATTTAATTCACATTGGAACTTTGAAAATTTCACTAAAAAATTTGGTTTAGATAGAGGCAAGTGTATGATTATTAAGAACGGTATAAGTAAAATAGAACCTGCTCCTGTTTACGAAAAAGATAAACCTATAAAAATTATACATCAAATAACCCCTTGGAGAGGGTTAAATGTATTGCTTGGGGCTATGCAATTAGTAAATCATCCCTTAATTACTTTAGATGTTTATTCATCTACAGAGATTTATGGCAAAGCTTTTTATGAACAGAATGATAAAGAATATAAAGGTTTATACGAACAAGCTAAACAATTAAAAAATGTAAACTATATAGGTTATAAACCTAATACTTACATTAAAGAACATTTAAAAGATTATCATATGTTTGTTTACCCGAGTATCTGGGAAGAGACATCTTGTATTTCAGCTATAGAATCTATGGCAGCAGGACTTTATACAATTGTGACAAACTTAGGGGCTTTAGCGGAAACATGTTCTGAGTTTGGTATTTACGTACCTTACGACAATAATCATAGAAGGCTGGCTTTTAAATTTGCACAAGCTATTAAACAAGGGGCAGAAGCGATTACTCATAAACCTATTCAAGATCATTTAAAAAGACAGAGTGATTTTTACAATCTGTATTATAGTTGGCCTAAACAAGCTGCAACTTGGACACAATTTTTAACTGGAATAACAAGTGATGCAAGAAAAATCTAATGAACCTATTTGGTTTGATAAGGAACCTGTGCAAACAATAGATCTAACAGAACAATTAAAAGGACATACATTACCACCTCAATCTAAGTATAGAATTATGGTGGCTACACCTGTACACAGTGAAGTAGGTATTCATTATGTTAGAGCCTTACTTAAATTTCAAATGGCATGTATGACTAAGAATATACTAGTTAGTTTTCATCTTATTAAATCGTCTTTAGTCCAACAGGGTAGAAACATATGTGCTGCTGATTTTGTTTCTGATAAAGAGAACTACACCCATATGTTATTTATAGACTCAGACGTAGATTTTGAAACAAAAACAATATTTAAGATGTTAGAAAAGGATAGAGATATTATAGCTGCTCCTTATCCTATGAAGTTTATTAATCAAGGATCTGTTTATAGAAGAATGAAAGATGAAGATTTTAAGAATAATAAAGATTTTTTAAAATATGGTTATACATTTCCTATCAAAGTACCAGATGTTTCAGCTATTGAAGTAACCGATGGAGAAACAGAGGTTACTCATGCACCAACGGGCTGCATGCTTATTAAAAGAGGTGTTATTGAAAAGATGATTAAAGCTTATCCAGATCTTGAAATAGTACAAGATACTTATTTAAATGGTGAAAAAGTTAGAAGACCTAATTTTTATAACTTCTTTGATTGTGTACACGATCCTAAAACAAAACACTTCTACGGAGAAGACTTTGGTTTCTGTAAAAGATGGACTGAAATAGGGGGTAAAATATACCTTTATATTGATGATGAATTAGGCCATACTGGTGAATATAGGTACGCTGGTAGGTTCATGGATGACCTTGTAGCTACAAGTAAAGTCGTTGACGAAGACGAAAAAATCAAATAAAGTGCTAAATTACAGGATTTCTACGCCTGCCTTTACTAACAATTATTTATAAATTATGGCAATAACAAGAACACAAATAGCTAGACAATTACAAAACAGAGGTGGCATTACTAATATGTCAGTAAGACAACACTACGGATTAGGTAGTATTGTAAAGAAAGCTGTTAAAGGTGTATCTAAAGCTGCTAAAAACATAGTTAGTTCAGATCTAGGAAAAGCAGCATTATTAGCAGGTGGAGCGTATTATGCGGGTGGCGGTAATTTATTTGGATTACAGAGAGCTGGTTTATCTACTCCAGGGTTTTCTCTTAGTAATTTACCAGGAGCTGGATTTTTTACAGCAGCTGGTAACCCTGCTCAACAGGCAGCCCAAGGAAGTAAATTTAGTCAGTTGTTAAATAAGTTCCCTGGTGGTGGAAAAGGACTAGCAGGAGCTATAGGTCTTACAGGATTCTTATCTAGTCAAGGTTTGGAAGAAGAACAAATAGAAGCAATTAAACAAGACCCTGAAGCATTAAAAGTTTATTTAAGAAGATACTATACAAATCTAAATCCGCCAACTGCGGACACAGATGCAGATACTTATAACAAAGAAGTAGAAGATTTTGTTACATCACAAACTGCTGAATATAGTACATCGTTCGCTAAAGGTGGTAGAGTAAACAGACGTCTAGGATCACCAGAAGAAGGTGAAGGTATTATGATGATTGAACAAAGAGAAGAGATAGCCGGTGGACCATACACAACAGGTAATGATGTTAAAGATGCATTTGGTGTTTGGAACAATAGTGATCAAGGTGTTAAAGAATTATACGAAGGCTTTATAGACTTTTTCAAAAGCGGCGATTGGAGAGATCAAATACAAGGAAGTAAAATTAAAACAAAAACAAAAAGAATGGCATCTGCACCAGATCCATTAGCTGAATTAAACAATTTATCTATAAGTGTATTTAACAAACCTTATAATAGTTTAAATGAGATGGAGATGGAGCAACTAACTGAATTTATGAGTAATAAAAAAGCAGAAGGTGGTCCAATAAATAATATAGATAGAATGGATTTTAAAGTAGGAGAAGATGTAGCTAGTTTACCTATCAGACAAAACAAAGCTGGTGTTAAAGAATTAGATTTAAGAAGCAGAGGTGGTTTTATACCGCCAATTGGAACTAAAGAAAAAGCAGACGATGTTCCTGCAATGTTATCTAACAACGAGTTTGTATTTACAGCTGATGCTGTAAGAGCAGCTGGTGGTGGTAACGTTGAAAAAGGAGCACAGCGTATGTATGACACAATGAAAAAATTAGAATCGAGGGTTGGATAATGGCTGATGATGTTTTAAAAGACGAATACGATAAATACGTATTTGAGATGGAAGAGCAAGGAATAAAACCTATGTCTCTTGAAGAATTTAGAAGGCAAGCTGTAGCCGGGATGGCTACCGGTGGTAGAGTAGGATTTCAAGAAGGAACACAGAGAGTAGCTCCAGCTGAATTTATAGAAGCAGCTGGTAAAACGTATTTAGATGATCTAACAAAAGCAGCAGGTGGTATCAAGACTCTTGATATGTCTACTATATTAGGTCCACAATTTGTGGCACCACAAACAGCTATTCAAGCTGAAGCTGAAGCATTAAGAGGTGGACTTGGAAGTTTCCAACCTTTCTTAACAACAGCTGCAGCATCTTCAGGACCACAAGCTTACCAACAATTTATGTCACCGTATCAACAAGATATTATCGATACGACATTACAAGAGTTTGATGTTCAAGCTGCAAAAGGTATACCTGCATTAGCAGCTCAAGCTATTGGCGCTGGAGCATTTGGTGGTGGTAGAGAAGGTGTACAAAGAGCAGAGTACAGATCAGCATCAGATAGAAACAGAGCGGCATTACAAGCTCAGTTGTTACAACAAGGATTCCAACAAGCACAAAATTTAGCAGCTCAACAGTTTGCACAACAAACTAATTTAGCTCAGTTGTCTCCACAATTAACAGGTCAACAGATTGCTGGCCTATCAACATTAGGTGGTCAACAACAAGCACAACAACAAGCAACGTTAGCGGCTCAACAACAATTAGCTCAAAGACAAGCATTCCAACCTTTAGAGGCATCACAAGCTTTAGGTCAAGGTGTTACATCATTAATCGCAGGATACCCTGGAAGAAATATTGTAACAGAATCTACAGCAGCTTCACCAAGTCCATTAGCAACTGGATTAGGAGCAGCTTCAACATTGGCTGGTATTTACAGAGCGTTTCAACCTCAACAAACAATAATTAAAACACAATAATGAGTAAAATATTAAAAAGACCAATGTTTAGAAAAGGTGGGCCAGCAATGTCTGGTATTATGTCTGGTATCAAACCTAGACAAAATTATGCATTAGGGGAGGACGTACAAGCTTACAGAGATGAGTTTACAGAAGCATACGGTAGTGTGCCTAGAGGTGGTGCGTTTGATCCTCTTACACAATTGTTGATTGGTTTTGGCCAACAAGCTATGACTGAACCATCTAGTGGTAACGTATTAAGAGATCTTGTTAAAGCTTCTAAAAAACCTTCTGAAACTTTTTTCAAAGCAAAATCTAAAGAAGCAGCAGATAGAAGAAATGTACAATTAGCTGCAACTAAATTTGGTTTAACAGAAGCAGGTAAAGATAGACGTTTAGATAAACAAATCTCAGCATATGCTGAAAGAAACAAACCAGATGTAGCTGCTGAAAGAAACGCTGAGATAAAAGATTTAATGGCAAACAATCCTCAATTTCAAAACAACCCTGTATTAGCTGGTAACGTAGTTGACTTTAATAACACAGAACAAGCAAAATTAGTTGAGGCTTTAGAGGGTATGAAATTTCCTAAAGAAGCACCCAATGGTTTAATGACAAGCGAAAAACAAATTAGTAAAATGGTAAAAGCAGCTGAAAAAAGACCTGAAAGATATAAGGGTAAAGGTTTTTATGACGCTATATCAGGAAAATCTTTTCAATTTTTAGAGGATGGAAGTATTGAAGAAATTAAATTTAGTACCAGTGAAGAAGTAATAACTCCAGGTTCTGAAAGTAATCAATCTACAACTGGAGAAGAAATAATAAATCAAAAAACAGGTGAAAAAGTAGACTTAGAAGAACGAGATACAACTTATAGTTATCCAAGAGGTTCTGCAGATTTTACACAACAAAGAAAAGATATTTTAGAAGCAAATCGTAAAGCAAGAGGAACAGTTCCAGAACAAAGAGAAGGTAAAACTACCCTTAACACTAGAATGTCACCTGAACAAAATAAAAGATATTTAGAGATATTAAAAGAATACGGAATAGAGTAAGGAGGTTAAATGGCTGAAGACAATCTTCCCTCATATTTATCTGCCAGTGCAGAAGAAGATGAAAGCACAAGCTGGTACACAGCTGGAGCTGCTGGTATTGCGTCTGGTGTTTTAAAAATTCCTGAAGGAGTTGTATCTCTAGCAGCAGAACTTATTGATCTTGGAGCAGATACAAATACAGCAGCTAGTGTAGAAGAATTTTTTGACAAGTTAAATCCATTTGAAGAAGTTGCTGAAGAAAGAGCTATTGGTAAAATAACAGAGACTTTAGTATCTTTAGGTGTTCCCGCTACTGCTGGTTTTAGACTTGGAAGTAAAATGGGAGCTAGAGCATTAAAAGCAGCTAGAGAAAATAGATATGGTAAAATTGGTCAGAAGAAAGTTTACAAAAATCTTCAAGCCACAGATAGATTAAATAAAAGTGCAGGAAGAATAAAATTTGCAACTGGAGTTTTAGGAGGCGCAGTTGGAGAAACGTTTGTAGCAGATGTAGAAAAAATAGGAACGTTTGGAGATATCTTTGATTTACCTACAGCTTTAGATCAAGAAGAAACTGGAGGAAGTGATGAAGCTCTTAGAAAACTAACAAACAGATTAAAGTTTTCAACAGAGGGTTTATTTATAACTCCTGTTATTGCTGGTGTAGGTAAGACAGCTAAAGCTTTAGCAACACGATCTAGCGCTGATTTAGCGTACGGAAGTAAATTTGATAGATTTATTAATAAATATTTTAAAGCTCCTTTTACTCCTAAAGGAAACTTAACAACAGAATTAAAAGCTTCTCAAGATGTTTTAGATTCTTTAAAGGTTGCAGATCAATTAAAAGCAAAAGAAATTGTAGAAAATTTTACTGTGATTGCTAATAAAATGTATCCTCAAGTTGATAATATTTTGGGCAAATCTGTAGGTAAAACAGAACAAACCCAATTTTTAAACAAACTTACTGATCTTATGTTTGAAGGAGATTTAGCTAAAGGTTTAGATCTAGGAGCTCTTAGATCTTTTAGTTCTAAACTTGGCGTTAAAAACTTGTCTAAAAATTATCAAAAGGCTTTGTTAAATAATGTCAATGAAGGTAGACAAAAATTTACAGAATTATTTCAAATTTTAGATAGAGTTAATCCTGCACAAGCTAAACAAGCTAAGAATGATTTTAAAAAATTATTAAAAAAAAGAGTGGAAGGTTGGTTAGGATCAACTTACAAAATTTATGAAGACAAAGGGTTATTTGGTTTTAAAGCTTATAAACCTACAGATGAGGCTTATGATAGAGCTGTTAATATATTTAGAAGAATGTATAGAAACCAAGCAGAAAAAGGTTTGCCTCAAAATAAAAGAACTAAATTAGTAAATTCTGAAACAGGTAAACCTGTGCCTATGAGAAAAGATGGAACATTTCCTATGAAAAGAATGGAAAAAGGTATGTTAGTTCCTGAAGGTGATGCTTATTTAATGAAAGCTAAATCTCAAGTGGATGGTATTTTAAAAAGCGTAGCTCAACAAAAAAAACCAGGGTCCTTACCAGATTTTAAATACGCTGCTAAAACAATGGAAGGTATGGACACAACTAATACAAAATCATTTGAAAATGCAATTAAAGGTGTAGATCGAAAAGTAGCAGGTAAAGGTAGCAAAGCTTTTAGAGAATTATTTGGAGAAATACAAGATGCTAGATACAAACTTTATAATGGTGTTACTAATTTATCTGCTATCGCTAGAACGGCAGCATACTTTGATGATGTTGTAGCAAAAAATAATCAAGTTCAAGCAGCTGGTGGTAGAGGATTTTTTTGGGGAAGTGAAGCAGCAGCAAAAGCTGGTGTTGAAAGCGGTAGAACAGGAATAGAAGTTGTTTCTCTTAGAGAACTTGTAGAAGATTTACCCGGTGGTAAATTATTAAATAACGATTTAGCTGAAAAATTTACAACAAAAGAGATAGCTGAAGCTATGGCTAGCGCAAATGGCATTGCATCAGGGTTACAAGGTTTTGTAAGAGGAGAAACTGTTGAAGGATCTGCAAAAGCTGTAAGTGCTTTGTATAGAAATTTATTATTATTTCCTAAAGGAATATCTCAAATGGCTAAAACTATTTTTTCTATACCTACACATTTACGTAATATGTTTAGTGCGGTAGGTTTTTCTGGAGCTAATGGTATTTTATTTGAAAATCCTAGAGTTGTAGCTCAAGCTTTTAAAGAAGGGGTAAATGTTTCAGGTCTATTAAAACTAGGACCTAAAAGTCCAGAGTTTCAAAAAGCTTACAGAGAATTAGTTGAATATGGTGTAGTAAATTCTCAAGTTCAAATAGGAGATTTAGCTGCAACGTTTAAAGATTTAAAAGGTGGATTAGCTGTTCATAATGTAGATTCTTTTTTAAGTCCTTTTATGAGAAAAATGAAAAACTTAAAAGAGTTTGCACAAGGTAAATATGTTGCTGAAGACGATACATTTAAAATTACAAATTATATGGTGGAAAGATATAGATATAATAATGCTTACAAAAAAGCAGGAATAAAACCACCAAGAGATTTATTAAATGCTATTCCCGAAGCTGAATTAGGAAGAAGATTTCAAGTAGCTAAAACTGGAACAAATGCTTTTAAAGGCACGTATGAAGAATTTTTAGATGAACAAGCACTTAGATTACAAGCGGCAGACATTGTTAAAAATACTGTACCTAATTATAGTTATGTTGGACCAGCAGTTAAAACAGCTAGACTATTACCAATTGGTAATTTTATGTCGTTTCCATCTGAAATGATAAGGACTACAACTAACATTGCACAACTTGGTTTAAAAGAAATGAGACATTCTAGAGCAACCATAGGATCAAACGTAACCCCTTTGGTTTTTGATAAAGCTTTAGGTAGATTAGTTAAAAATGATAATCCTCTTTACGGTATTGGTGTAAAAAGATTAGCGGGTATGGCTACGTTTACAACAGGTGTACCCATTGCTTTAACAGAAGGTGCTAAAGCATTGTACGATGTGACTGATGAAGAACTGGCTGCATTAAGAAGATTTGTACCTGAGTGGTCAAAAAATTCTACAATTTTACCTTCTAGAGATGAAGACGGTAATTTAAGATATACTGATTTTAGTCATAGTAATGCTTACGATGTAGTGGCTAGACCTTTTAGAACATTGTTTAATGAAGTTATGGAAGGTGAAAAAAATGATAGGTTATTATTACAAAGTTTTGTAAGTGGAGCAGGTCAAGCCGGAGCTGAGATTATGAATCCATTTATATCTGAATCTATTTGGACTGAAGCTGTCGCTGACATAACAATTAGAGGCGGAAGAACTGAAGACGGTAGACAATTGTACACGGACCAAACTTCTGCGGGTGATCAAGCTGCAATAACCTTCTTACATTTAGGTGCAGCATTAGCACCTGCTTACAAACAATTTGTTAGATTGGGACAAGCTTCTTTTGGTGTTCCAGATAAACGAGGAGATGTTTTAGATATTGGACCAGAGTTAGGTGGTCTTATGGGTTTCAGAGCAATTAAAGTAGATCCTGAGAGATCTATGGGTTTTAAAATTGGTGATTATCAAAGAGGTATTAGAAACTCTAGAAGAGAATTTACAGGTGGATTTTTTGGATTATTAAAAGGAGGAAGTATTGATCCTGATGATATTGTAGATCAATATATTAAATCTAATAGAGCTAGGTTTAATGTACAAAAAAATATGTATAGAGACATTGAAGCAGCTGAAATATTAGGAGCTTCTACTGGTAATTTAGGTCAAATATTTAAAGATAGACAAGTTGGATTAAAGAAATTTAATAGTTTAAGACAAGGTATATTTGATCCTTATTTTCCTTCAAGAGATATTCTTTTTAAATTTAATGAGATAGCTAGAAACTTAGGCGAGCCTGATGCTTTTGTTACAGCAAGTCCGGATGTATTAGATATAAGAAGACAATTACAGTCGGCAGGATTAGACGGTAGATTTGATTTTGCAGTAGGTGGTCACGTTATTGGTTTACAATTAGAAAAAGCATTGCAAGACACTTATCCTGTGCTTCAACAAATAGACAGAGATTTACAAAAACTTACTCTTGATGATGAATTTGATATTGATGTCACTGATTATATTGTACGAGAAGAAATAGTTACACCACCATTACCACCACAACCACAACCCAATCAACAAGTGGTCATGCCGCCTAACCCTTTACAGCCCATAAATGATGGATT